GGAACTGTGGTAATCTTCCCAGCTGAGACGTAAGAATCGCCTCGGTCATCCGAATAAAAAAGCTCAACATCAAGGTCTAGAGCAAGATTTTCTTGATTTAGGCTCCCAAGAAGTTGGACTTCGTAAAGAGGATTGTAGTTGTATCCGCGAGAAACAAGTTGTCCAGTTACTCGCCTCAAGAAAGGAACAACATCTTTACCATCAACCGGTGGATCATCTTCTGGTTTAGTAGGGTCAAGGAAGAACAAAGCTCCATTGGAATCAGAACCAACAATTACATTCGATCCGTAAACTTTCGTAAAATTGTTTCCGCCGACCCAATTAGCGCCGGTATAAACTGACCAATAAGAGAAGTCCCCCGTGGTATAAACCGACCATTGTTCAGAAGCCACATCATAAACAAGAGTTTCGTCGTTTCCAAGGCGAAGAACGTAAAAATCATGCCCATCAAGAGTATAGGTCCAAGCCCGAATAGAGGGGTCGTCTACGCGGCCTCTAACAATAGCAATAACATCTACTTGGGAGACCTGTATTTTACTAGCACCTTGATAGGCAAATTGAATATCAGCTTGACTGGCGTGAATTTCTTCTGCAGGAAAATTATAAACAGCCGTAGTATCGGCCTGCGAAACTTGAATATCGCTCGCAGACGACGAAACTACATTGACGTCTCCTTGAGAAACTCGAATAGACGGAGTCGCCGTCATAAGCCTTACAACGTCCTATCGATACGAAGCTTTAGATTATCCACTTCTACGGGAGTCCAAGACGAACCTGTAGCAGGGCTTATTTCGCTGACATCAAAGTCATACTGGAAAGCTGTGGTAATCGGCCTGTCTGCTCCGTTGTCCCAGTTTGTCCCGTTTGGTGAAAGAGCCGTTTGCACGTTTCCGTCACCGCCGTCAATCTTGCGGTGGCGAATGACAGAAATCAAGGCTCTAACACTGGTAATATCGGGTGGAAGGTCTTCCATTTCAAACCGCATAGGAGACGGAAGCGGATTGTCGGCTGCCGACATATACGTAAGATCATTTGGACGACCATCGGTAATCATATTAGAACCAGACAACCAAGAAAGATTAGTATCGCCTGCCGAAAAATTAAAAACCGAAGACGTACCGTCTCTTGGTTCTACGCTTAGTCTGTCCTCCGATAAGCCATTTGCTTCAACCGTGGGATGCGCGGTAAGAGCCGTAGAATAGTCGGTTCCGGGAGTGCCGCTGGCGTTAATAGCTTTGAACAGATTGCTGAGGGCTTGTTGAGCGTTCGATCCGCGATTTACGAGCCACGGGTTTGAACTAGTTCCCGCAGGAGTGCCTGCATTAACATTTCCAGTCGTAAATTGATAATACGTGTTGCCGATTCTGATGTTGTCCGAAGTATTCGGCGTTCCCGTGGCAATAAGATGATTGAAAGGAATGCTGTTCCTGAGGAGAGGATGGCCATTCGTGCCGTAGCTTGGCGTCCAACCACCAAGAGTTCCATCTGCATTTGGCCTAAGCCGCTTTACAAGCACGGTTCCCATTACACTGTTGTTTTGTGTTCCTGTTCCGTCCCAAATAACAAGGTCTTTGATATACTGACCAACATCTCCGGAAGGAAGGCCTTTATTAGCCGAAAAATTAACATTTTCAATGCTAAGGCCAGTATCTATACCAGACCAAGTCAATTTTTGAACACCGTTAATGTAAAGAGAGCCTTCCCCCGTTCCTACATTGTGAACCATTTCATAGTGATTCCAAGAAGAGGGACTAACAAGAGGGTTTACAGAATTGGCAACTTGAACATTATTTGTACCCCCGACTCTTCCAAAAATTCGGATAGCCCCATTTTCTCTTAAATCAGCGTAAACAAGGTACTCAAGATTACTACGTTGAAACCCGATAATTGTAGGTCTTTCATTTGCCATCCCCGGTAAAGTATTAAACCATTGTCGGCAAGCGACCCCAAGAGTTCCTGTTACAACAGTAGGCAAAGCAATACGAAAAGCGTTTGGAACAAACAGAGAAGCCGTGGAAGCTGTTCTAACACATACGCCGCCCAAACTATTTGGATCGGGGTCCGCAACTACAACAGTCTCGTTATGAAGGCTAGCATACGGCAAACCATCTAGCATTCTAAGACGGGAGCTTGAACCTCTACCGTACCGGCTAAAATCATCTGCCCACAGAATGGCCATAATTAGTGTCTCCTTTATTGCGCCTGTTTTCCAATAGCACGGCGAATACGTTCTTCAATAGCGGGATTGGAAATTCTGCGTTGGCCGTTGTTGATGATAAAGACACCACCTTCTTCGTCTACGACAATCATGCTATCTCGGACTTTAACAGCCGTGCCCTCCCAAGCACCTCGGTCAAAAAGAATACCTTGAAATCGTTGCATGGGGGCTTGAGGAGAGCCAGTAGTTACCCAAGGTTCGGTAGTAGTATCACCAAACAACCAAAACATATCGCCATAGGTGATGACTTGATTGATTTTGTCAGGGCTACGTTCTGCATTAGCAAAGTCAAGAGGGTGAATTCGCTTTTCGCCCGGCTGAATCCAATAAAATTTCCCAGTAGTCCCAAGTTCATCAGATTGCACAGGAACCACAATTACGTAGCTGTTAATATAAGTAAGTGAAATCGCTCCAGCATCGTCTGGAACTGTTACTTGCCCAAGTTGTTCTGCGCCGCCCCCGGTAAACGTAGAACCATTACTAAATGACATGCCAGCACCAGTTTCAGTCGAAGCATACCCGTTGCCAACTGGTCCCGGCGTTTTAGCATACACGTAAAGGTCGGTTGCTGTTCGAGCAACTGCTTCTACCGTAGGATGGGCTACAAGGGCCGTGGAATATTGGGTGCCCGGTGAACCCTCTTTATTTATAGCCGCAAAAAGATTAGTCAGAGAATCAGCCGTAAGAGTTTCCAGTTTTACAAGCCAAGGATTGGAAGCTGTGCCTGCTGGAGCACCAGCATTAACATTGCCTGTGGTAAACCGGTAATAAACACCATTGAGTTGAATAGTATCGTTGTTGGCAATAGAACCGGTAATTTCCAAATGCGCTCGAGCAAAACCATTATCAGTGTAATACCAAAGAACCCCACCTTCAGCAATAAACAAATAACTTGGAACTTCCGTGCCTATTGGCGAGGTAGCCGCCATACTAACATCCCCAATGGGAGAGGTGCCAATAACTCCAATCAAATTGGAAGTCCCGTCACTTGCTTTAATTCGATGAAGCTCTGTCCCACTAACAACAAACAAATCATCGTTGAAGGCACCAGCAGAACTAAACACCTTACGAATAGGGCCCGGCCCCACTTCTGTAAACTTACGGAGACCGGGCCTAGCTATAAATGAAACAGGAGCGTCCGTCAGAACAGGGTTTTGTTCCACGAAACGATTGACCAGCGGGATAATAGGTGTTTTTGAAACTCTTCGCTGATAATCAGTCGGAAAAATAGGAAGGTTTTGTGGCAATTTCTTTTAATCCTCATGTTAGAAAAGAAAGCTACTTCCGCGTTCAAACTCGCCGGTCAAACTATAGCCTCTACCAAATTTACGGTGACCGCTAGTAAACAAAAGGGCAAGGTCTGGACGACGAGTTTTCACAGGGGAGTATTTTGCCTTAAATTTGCGGAGCACATCAACGTATCGGTTCAACGACATTTCATTAAGAGGCGGACCGTTGCGAGGGTTAAGCCTCATTGCAAGACCAATAATCAACAGGTCATCAAAAGCTTCGGGAAAAGGAGATTCGTCTGTTTCAGTGAGATCTGTTATTCGCTGCCAATTGGCCTTGTCAGCGCGATAAAACCAAACAGCCGAATAGCCGTCTGTATCGAGTGTGAGATCAGTGTTTCCTTCAATTAGAGAACCATTTCCGTCAAGAGTCAAATTGTAGGTAGACAAGTTGTTACTAGCATCCACAACACCAAACATGTCTCCATCTTTGGGTCGAGGGGCTAGCCTAATTGTTTTTGCTTCATTAAGATTTAGCTTAAGGCGATAGCCCGGAGGAAGAAAGTTGTTATCTACAAAAAGCTCAAATCCGTTGCTGTAAGTGCTCGTATCAATGTTAGAGTTATTGCCAATGAGGGCTTCTTCAAGATTGTCGCCTATTTCATTACCAAACAACGATTGAATAAAACGATTTAGCAGGCGCAACCCCTCTTGCTCTTCGCTAGTATTCGGAGACGCTCCTCGGGCAATAAGATTAGTTTCTCGATAAGCATCAGAGATAATGGTTGAAATTGTTGTCATTAGTTGTTATTCCGTAATAAGAATCCCTGATCCGCCAAGACTGGTCGTTACTGAAGAACGGGCAACGGTGCCAGCAAAAATAGGAAGTTCGTGAAACAGCCCAACATTCCCAATTTGAACTGGAATGCCCGGGAGAGTAACGTCCGGCGCCCCGTCATTATAGCGAAGAGTAAAAGTCCAAGTTCCAGCTGTCGTCGGAACAAAGCCCTTAATTGCAGAGCTTTGAATAATTACAGTAGAATCGGTCCCAACGGGAATTGGTTTAGCCTTGCATGAAGACATGGTGTATCCTTTTCAAGTTGATGAAGTAGGGGCATGCCTAAATAAGGCAGAGGCCCCTACCCATGATGTTAGCCGTTCAAGCGGACCAGTCGGCGACGGGCATTGGCTGCCACGTTCGGCTCAATAGCAATATCGAAGCGAACCCGGTGCTCACCGGTTTCAAACTTCGAATCTTGCCACATACGAACAGACATTGGAAGCTTAGTAAGCTGTTTACGCATAGCTATACCAGTTGCCGGAACAATGAGGTCCGCGGTATGAACTATAATTGCCCCCTTGTTGGCGATAAAGCGCGGCTGAAGAACCGCAGAAGGCTCACCAATAAAGGTAACAGCAGCAGTATTGGCCGGAGCATTAGACACGGTGCGGAACGGGCCCGAGGTGATAATAGCCGGGTAAATCCGAACCGTTGCCGAGGTGCCGTTAGCTGCGTTAACGTCACCAACCACACGGAACTGCTGAAGGTGTCCAAGGACCTTCTTAGCCCGATTGTCGTAGGCATACACACCAGCAATGGTAAAGACTTCGCCGTCCTTAATGGTGCGAGCACCCGACCCAATATTCATAGTAATATTTTGGGTAAGATACTGCCCCGGAGCGGGCGAAATGCAGTAGTCTTCGTAGGAGCCGTTCGATTCTGCCGTACCGTTTACAAGGGACGAGTTCTTGTTACGAGTGCCTACGGTAAAGCTCGGAAGCTGCTGGGTAAAGGT